CATTCGTGGGTACAACCCATGAAAGTGCTAATATTCTCGCTGGTCCAGCATGAATTGTTGTAGTCGTAGCAGTTGTAATATTAACTGTTTTTATATCTACTGGATATCCCATAATTTTTCTCCTTAAGTGTGAGCTTCCGAAGAAGCTCACATTATTTTATTTATTTACTAACTCCAAACAGATGCGCCTGTGTCAGCAGTATTGCCTGTTGCTAAATCATAAGCAAAGTTCCAAATGCCTTTTTCAAAACAAGTGAAATACAAATAAGTACCGTGAGTTAAACTATTTGTAGCTGCATTCGCAGGTGTGTAAGTTAATACCGTTTCATTTGCTATCGATGTGTCTATAGTTTGAACTGCTCCAGCGGCTCTACTTTCCATTTTTGAACCAGTTCTAAAAACATCATCTCCTGCACATGTAAAACTTAAAGCCAATACTCCACCAGTTGTGTCGTCTGATTGAGCATGAACTACATAAGTTCCTACTGTTGCTGCCGGTAATGTTACCGCTTGTGCAGCAGCTCCTGTATAGTTGTTAACCGTAATTACATTAGCTGTATAAGTTAATGTTCCCGCTGTTGCCACTGATGTAGCAGTTAAGCTAGTTAAATCAGGTTTCGTTCCTAGAAACCTTGATGTTATAACTCCTGTCGTAGCGGCTTTATTGATCTGTTGAAATCCTTTTTCGGATCTAACCGGACCATTAAACGATGTGTTTGCCATATTATATTCCTCCTAGAATATATAAATGTAGTCCCTAGGGAAGTCGACTATACGCGTCTACACTTACTTTTATTATTAAATTTGTATAGTGGTTTATTTATATGATAGTTTTTAATAGAGCGCAAGGTATTATGTGATTCGGAGACGTTTTCCGTATATAGCTTTTTAGACTAAGTAGCTACTGAAACTTGTGCCTTAGACTCTTCTATTTGGTTAACACGGTGAGCAACTCTTGCTTCTTCTAACTTGATCTCAGTGACAATTTCTCTAATCTTGTCATCAATCCTTACCATGTCTAAAGTATATCGACCTGATTCGTTATACTCCTGTTCCCAATCTAACTCCAAGGACTTCTTTTGTTTGTACAGTTCTTGTGTCATTTATAACTTCCTCATAAGTTATCCATTTACGATCTTTTCTCGTAAATCCATCAGACTCGAACAATACCTCATTTTTTCCTATTTTGTCAAGGATAGATTGTTCAATACTTTCAGCATTATCTTCAGACATTATAGTGAAGTCTGCATAATAGCCATGGTAGCGGATTTGTACTCGGAAGTTTTTCATAGTGTATTTATGACTTTATTTTTTAAATGTGGCGGAACTGTGTTCCGCCACAAAATTACTCAGTTATTGCTTACGCACCTTCGCAACCAAAGATACCTCTATAGTCGGATACTCCAAATGAGTATCTTTCTCTAGCTTTGTATCTAACGTTACCAGTATCAAAGTCTCCTTCCATTGATGTACTCAATGGAGTTCTTGAAAACATTTTCATACCGTTTGGAACGTCTGTAATGATGTACCAAGAATCAGCATCAGTTAAAAAGTTATTAACTCTATAACCTTGTGGGATCATTCCCATACTGTTGATTGCATTGATGTCATTATCAGCTGTCTGAGTTCTACCTTGAGATTTCATCAATCTCTCAGCATTGAACTGATTCGCAGAAGGAATGATCATTTTCACTCCCTTAGCAGCGATTCTTAAACCTCTTTCGTCTGTCATTGCAGCAATGTCGATTAAAGCTTGCTCCAATGATGTTTCGTTAAGGTCCGCTTGAGTAGATAAAGTGTTTGCAACATTAGGTCCAGTTGAGCACGTATGTGCTGTACTGAATAATGCTACTCCATCACCAGATTTGAACGTAGCTACCGCTGGTAGACCATTGTTCAAAGGTAATGCACCTTTAACTTCTTTTGCGTTAGACATAGATCTTGCTAATGCTTTTGTGTATCTAGAAGCTAGTCTATCGTAGAGATTATCTTCGATAGCTTCTTCTGTGATAGCGAAAGCAAGCGCGATCGTTTCCATTGTGTAACGTGCAGTGTAGGTTTCTTGCGCTTCATCGTATGAAATGCCTTGACCTTCTGCTTTTACGTTAGCGTTTGCAAAACCACTTAACATAACTTCTTCTTCAAAAGCTCTGTCAGATGATTCTGTAGTATAAATCTCAGCATGCTGATTTTCATACCGTTTGTACTCCAGCCCAAATAGTGCATTTAGGCCTGGTTCTAGTTCTTTGACTAGCTGTGCTCGTGATATTGCCATATTATGCTCCTATTATTGCCACGTCACCGCGTTAGTTAAGTATTGGTTAAGGTTCTGACAAATGATAACGCTTCTATCTGCTGCGTTTTCATCATTTTCAGGATCCTCAGCCGATCTTATCAATCGCCATGAGTTAGCTGTGTCTGACACACCTGCTACTATTACTTCAGAAGATGACTGACCAGAAGTTGTACTTCCGCCAGGATCTCCAGTAGTCAAGCCATATGTTTTACCATAAACGGCTTGAGCAGCTGCTGCATCGATTCCTGCCATAAAAAGTTGGAGAGGATTGTCGATGACAAATGCTGTGATGTCTTCACTGTTAGCTGGAGTAATAGGTTGTGCATAATGGTTTGCCCAAGTAGGTTTTAAAGTTGTAGCGGCATTATAAAAAATACCATTCAATACACCGATAGTTTTATCAGTAATTGCATTTTGACCAACTTTTATATACCCGACTTTAGACTGAACCACTGTACCTTGATACAACGACTTATCGTACGCCGCATCAATGTAGTATTTGCCTTGACCTTGAGTAGCTGGTGTTGAACCAATTGTACCCACTGCGATCAAACCAAAACCAGTAGTGTTTCTATTTGCCATAGTATTACTCCTTAAAGTTTATGGTTTCCCATAAACAGATTAACTTAAAATATCGATGATAGGCATTGCGCCGTAGAAATAAAAATTACTTCTTTGTACCACCGAAGGTTACGCGAGATTGTCGATCAACATTGATCGGCATACTCTTGTGTTGTTCCCTTAGTAAGTCGTTTTCTATAGCTTCGTCTTGACCTTCAGTTTGTTTTTTCTGATAGTCAACTCTTTGCTGCGCGAGTTCTTCAGGTATCCTAGCCAACAATAGGCCTCCTACTCCAATGATTCCAGCGTATTTTCCGTCTAAGACAGTTGGGAAAGATTTGTCATCGTATTCGTCAGCTCTCACTAACTCATAACCAGATCTCAATCTACCATGAATATTCTTGGTATCATTGAAACCTTGTGACTCTGCTCTTATCCATCTGTGCCTAAATCCGTCAGGCGCTGGTGGTGCATCCAGAGAGGATGGGGGCTTGTACTCTTTAGGACGTTCAGTTTTTGTCCGAGTCGTAGCCGCACGAGAAGTTATTTTTTCGTCTTTTTTCATATGCTTATGCTCCTTCCGTGAGTTTTAATTGTTTTGCATACTCTTCGAGTGGCACTCCTAATTTTTTTGCAATATGCACCTGTGAAGAAGTGAGTCTCACAGTTTTGCGTCCTTGTTTTACGCTTCTGTTCGCAGAAGCCACCGACTGAACGGGTTTGGACGTATTAATCTCATTAGTACCAAATTTATGAGGAAAGTCAACTTTAATTCTTTTATCGATTTCTACATAGTATTCATTGGACTTGGGATCATAACCTTCTTTTTCTACTAAATCCTTATGAATTTCAAACGCAGTAAAAGTCATGGCTCTATCTTTACCAAACCATGTATTTCTACCAGCCCAATCTTCAGCTTGTGGATCGGCTTCAGGAAGCGATCGTGGTGTCTCTTTTGGTAAGTGTCCACCGTCAGAAAGCTGTACAGGTTTCTCTTGAAAAGCCGTTTCTTTTCGTTGCTCTAGTTTTGCATTATCAAATGCTAACGTAGCAATTCTTTTGTTTGCTTGAACTTGAGCAGCAGCATCTCCGGCTTCAATGGCACGCGCTAATTCATTTTGCGCAGAATCCATTCCGGATTTAATACTATCCTCAAATTTTTTAGTATAATCAGAATCAACTTTTTTAAATCTATCCTGATCTATTTTTCTTGCTTGTTCCAAAGAAGAAGCATATTCAGTAGCAGCCGCTTCTCTACGTTCTGCTTCTCTCATTTTTCTTGTGAGTTTAGCAATACGAGATTGAACGCCTTTACTATAATCTTCTAATTTAGAATCATCTTGTGGTGCTTCTTTTTCAACTTCCGTGATCTTTGATTCTTCGTCCTTGGTTTCGACAACAGCTTCTTCTTTTACTTCTTCTACTGCTACCTCTTTTTCTGGACCCGATGTATCTATATCGACCAGTTTTTCACTGGATTTTACTTTTTCTTCTACGTTTGGCATAGTTTCCTCCTATGGTTAATATTTGTGCAGGATATCTGTTGGATCCTGTACGGTTGCTAAAATTTCGTCATCATTAAGAAGACGAACTTCTCCTCCTTCGATTTCAATACGTGATCCTGCATAACGTGCAAAGACCACCCAATCACCGACCTTGCACCACGGACCTGAAGGATATCTTTCTTTATCCTTGTAACAAGCATCTCCCATCGCAAGTATGTTTCCACACTGTGAGGCCACTTGTTGTCGGTCAATAGTTTCTGTGCCGATTAAGATTCCTGCATCAGTTTTTTCTTTCATTCTGAAAGGTAAAACTAACATTCTCCAACCGGTTGGGGTAGGTAATTTTGTAGTTTCTTTTGTGATTTCTTTTTTTGGTTCTGATTTTTTTACTCCCACCAATTCCTTATTTGGAAGGTGGATCTTTGAGACCTTTGTTGAGGTCGATAACGGTTCCTGATTTCCCATTTAGCTCCTTATCATGTTGCAGGTTAGAGATTTCCTGTCGCACTGATTCCAGTGCATTAATTTGTCCTATTATATACTTATATGTTTCCATGTTGTCAACCCCTCCAGACGTAACAGAGATAGCCAATTGATTAATTCGCCTGTCTAATGCTCTTTGAAGTTTGTAAAGGATTTGTTCTGGTTCCATATTATATTAAAGCAACTACTCTTAAGCAGTCGGGGCAACTTTTTTTAAATCTCAAATGAGATCCGCAGTGTTGAACTGATTCTTTTTTTTCTTCTGCAGCAGCTTCCACTACTGGTTCTTCTTGCTTCCCAAACAGGAAGTTCCATATTTTTTTAAATATATTCATTACTTAATTTGACAACCTACTTTTTTGCCTTTAAGAACTACGCCACCACTTTTATAGCCTTTATTTAATTCGCTATGAACTCTGCTTATTTCAGCTCTTCTGTTTCTGTTTGAAGGTTCAGCTTCTACACGACCTAGTTCTTCTAATAATCTTGTTCTTCCGCCACCTGCGTATTTACTTCTTTCCTGCTTCCTTGGTAATTTTGGTGGAACTGTGTCAGGCTGCTCACCTGCTTTAACTCTTTTTCGGGGAGATCTCAAATCCGAAGAAATTTTTTTTCTTGCACGTTTTTCAAGATCTTTTTGCATTAATAATTCACTTCTCTTGAGTGTTGACATAATTATCCTTTTTTCAATTCTTCTTTTTTTTGATTAACTAAAGACAATCTTATAGGTGTTGGTAAGTTACCCATACTTTTTCCGCCACCTACTCTTCTCCCACCTTTATATCCGGCTCTACCACCAGATTTTGCTTTAAATTTTGCTCCCATTCCTTTAGCCATTCCTTTAGCTCTAGCTTTTTCCCAACCTTCAATAGAACCGCTTTTATTTATGTCTCTTGCCTTAACTACTTTTTTACCGCTGCTATAACCGGCTCTTCCGCCTGCAGCTTTGCCTTCAGCTGATTTAAACACTTTTTTAGAGTCTTTATTTCTTATACGTTCTGCCGCTTTAGGGACATTAATTTTAACTCCTTTTTTATCGACATATTTTCCACTTTTAATAAAATCCAAAAATTTCTTTCCAACTTTAACAGCGCCGCCTGCAGCATGTCCAGTTCTTCCACCATGACGGTAGTTAGCTATTTTACTTCTTCCTTTTATTTCTATTCCTGGCATTATGAACTCCTTTTCTTAGCCATCTTCTTAAATGTTATTGCTAACGCTTTTGCTCGTCCAGTGCAACCTTTTTTTGTAATCGGTGTACATTTTCCTTTAGTTCCACGTTTTTTAATTGATTTATTTACGTCTTGCATCCAGTTCTTCTTAGAACCTTCTTTTAAAGCAACTCTTCCCCCTGATCTATATCCTTGAACAGGAATTCCTCCAGTAGGATAACCATCTCTATTATGACCTAAAGCAGGTTTATAACCTGAACCTGGACTTGTACTATGCTGTAAAGTTAAGGATGTTTGTCCTGCGTTTGGTGATCTAAATCTTCTGTTCATTATTTTTTTGGTTCTTTCATTTTGTCTATTGATTTTTTAAATTTTTTTACTCCAGTTCTAATTGCATCTTCAGCATCATCAGAACCTTTTTTAACAGACATTTTTAACTTGTGAAGTTTAACCGCGGTTGATTCACCTTTGGTTAATTTAGGTGCAACACTTTTAATCACACCAGCAACTTGTTTGCCTTTTAACAACATATTAAGCCACGCCATGACTATTTATCCATTGTTGAAACAGCAGAGTACGCTCTTTTGCCAGCTGCTTTTTCAGCACCTTTAGACTCGTCTCTTCTATCTTTAAAGCTTTGAGATTTTTTACCATCTCTTGCACCTAAAGATTCATCAAGTCTATCGTTGTATCCTTGAGTCTTAGCAGTTTTTCCGCCTTTATACGGAAATCTTACTTTGTAGGGTCTACTTCCAAAATCGTTTCTCATATCTAACTCCTATCGTATTTATTAAACTAACGCAATCTATTTCTTATTTCCACCATTTCGGAATATCTGCGTTCCTTTTATTCCAAAAACACTTGCTACGACTAAAATCCATAAATTTGTAAACCATTTTGGCAGATTTGAAAAGTATTCAAAGAATACATCTATCTTCTGCATAGCCGCCGGATCTTCTGTCCAGACCGACCAGGCGAGCACCACGATGGGCAACGTTAATATCGCAAGTACGATTTCGTCCTTGTAATCGTTATCTCGTGATTCTAAAAGTTTGCCCTGGTAAGTTTCTTCACCACGGGCCATACGCTCTGCATGCATCAATTGTGCATCAGACATAGCCATTTTAGTTTTTTGACGGTTAGCATAGATTTTGCCACCCGCTTGAAGAGCTATTTTTGCTAAACCGAACCAAGCCATATTAGAACCAGGTTGCTGTTTGTTTTCTAGCGGCTCCAGTGCCTTTTACAGTCACTTTATCACCAGTAGCAATTCTCGCTGATCTTCCTCTGATACTCGTTTTTCCTCTCGGATCTATAATTAGATTCTGAGAAGGAATACCAATCTTTACAGATTTTCCTAACGGTGCTTGTTTTTCTTTTGCCATATTTTTTCTCCTACCTTGGTATATACTATGATTTAGGACCTTTCAAGGTTCTAACATCTTTAGCCTTCATTTGATCTGAAGTCAACTTAACATCCGCAGATATCAATGATTTTTCAATGGATGTATCGGCTCTTAAATTAGCCAATTCTTCGTTTTGTTGTAATTTGTCGTCAGCAAGTTTTTGTCCTTGTAAAAATTTAGTTTTATCAAGATTAATTCTAGCCTCATCTTCTTTAATTTTACGTTCTTCTTCCATAGCTTTAAGATCCACTTCTCTTTGTTTCAACTTCAATAATGGATCATGATCAAACTGAGATGTAATTGTTTTTTCTTCCTTCATAAACTCTTCAGTCATATCGGCAATCAATACTGCTTTTCTAGCCTCAATCTTTTGAGAAATTTGTTGAAGCTGTTGTTTTACCTGTGGATTCTGAGTAGCAGCTTGTTGTAATTGTGGTAACATTTGAAATTCTTGTTGAAACTCCAATTGAACTTGTTCTTGAGCCATTAAAGAAATGTGTTCTAAAACATTTTTTTCTAAGGCTGCGGTTACACTTGGATTATTTCTTACAAAATTAGTCGCCATAAAATATAAGTGAGCTGTTACATGGGCTCTATGATCTTGACCTGGAAACGCTTGAAACGGTTTCATGCCTAAAGCATCAATGTGTTCGATCGCTGGATCTTTAGGTTGATTTGGTGGAGGAGGTGGTAAAATTCTATCAATATCTTTAACACCAATCGCTGTGTACATATTTCTATACGCCATATACATGTTATGCATTTGTGGACTGGATTGAGCTAACTGTAATTGAGTTTGAGCCATTGAAATTCTTTGAGACATTGAAAAGATATTAGGATCCGCTACCGGTAGTATATCTACTTTATCATCAAAATCGGTTTGTTTAACATTTCTAGCTGCACCCACCACATCATAAGGATATTCAGGAGGTAGATAGGTTTTAAAAACATTGGCTAGTAATTTAAATTCTTGTTTAAGGGAAACGTACAATCGTTTATGGATTGCTGACATTACTCTTGAACCACGTTCTAAAAGAGCTACGGTCGTACCAACAGCGGCCTGTTGATTCCCGTCCCCGACCTGCATGTCAGCAATGGACGCGAATCTTTGTCCTGCTTGAACTACAATCCCCATCAATTGCAATAACGTTTGCGATGGTTCTTTATAAGGTAAGAATACAAAAGCATCTTTTAGATTACCGCCCGGAGTATCAACATCTTTAAATTCTCCAGGTTGTATATTAGCGGCATCATCTTTTACTCTGACACCTCTTTGTTTAAATCCGGCTGGCAGGTTTGATAATGTACCTGCGTCTAGTAATTGGCGGAGAGCAGCCGTTGCAGTTCTGCTCAAACCGCCAATCATGTGAATGAGTCCAAGGCCATAAAATCCTAGTCCAGGCAGAAATTTGAAATGGACAAAATATTGGATTTTAATTTTCTTGGGATCATTGGGCGCAAAGTTTCGTCTAATTGACAAAACTTTCCTACTACCTTCCTCGATGGTTACGATGTAAGGTAATTTTATTCCGGTTGGTTCTCCGTCGGGACCAACATCTTCGAATCCTTCTAGATCTAGATTAACGTGGCATTCTAGAACTGTATACATAGGTTCGACTCTTTGGGATTTTGTAATTCCTTCTACTTCTCTCTCTTTTTCTTTAAGCTCATTAGTAATAGTACCTTGAGGTTTAGTGAGTTCAATATCGGAATAAAATCCCGCGACTTGTTGCTTACGCAAGTCATTTTCGGAAATTTTTAATACATGGATGACCGCTTCCGCATCGTCTAATGAGGTAGCCGTATACGGAACAACGAGATCATCTGCAGGAACAAACTTCGATACAGCTCGTCCCAGTAAGTCGTCATAATAAACTTTTTTAAATGTAGAACCTGATAAAGGTAAATAAAATAACATTTGATCAAACTCAGGCTCATATTCTTTCATTTGATCCATCAATTGATAGTTCATGAAATTTTTAACTCTTTGAGACTGTTGTTCTTTCATCGGGTTTGACGCACCCATGACCATGGTTCTTACTGGTCCGTCTGCGGGTAATAATTCTTTATAAGCTAAAGCTTGAAATTGTGTAACGGCTTCCGCTAAAACGGGGTGAGTAGCACCACTAGCTCCTTGAAAGGGTTGAGTTCTGTTATCGTATTTAAATCCTAAAAGATCTAAACCTACAATGTAAGCTCTTTCCCAATCTCCACGAGAAAATTTATATTCTCTGTAATCGTTTTGTAATTGATTTCCAATTTTATCTGTAATGTCTTCGGGTAATAAATCGTTTAGATTTGCAAAAGGATCTCCTTCGTCAGGCATGTCCACTTTATTTGGATCAAAATCTATAGTTGCACCTGTTTCGTCTTCGGTAATTTCTACTGGTCCTTTGGGTGTTTCTTCCGTAATGTTAACTTCCTCTGCAACTTCGTCTTCGGGTCGTTTAACGTTAGGGAGACCTTTATCAATATCTGCCATATTTTTTCTCCTGTATTGGTTTATCTTGTTTTTTATCTTTAATCAACCCCTGAGGATTAGGTCCTTTCAAAGGAGGAATAGCATTCCATTTAACATGTTTCATGTGTTTTACAAGCGTTGGATTTTCTTTTACCATTTCTTTTTTAAACTCACAATTCCACCATCAAAATAGGATACACGGCCACCTGATGCATAGTCATCCAAATCAGGCTCTGGTCCTTCAAAGTCAGGCGATGTCTTTTTAGGTTTCGTGCCTTTTTTCTTATGTATCTCTTTAGTAAATTTTTTCTTCGCAAATGCTTCTAATTCTGTTAAATCTGATAGTGCATCATCAACATCAAATATATCTCCATCTAATTCAATCTCCGATTCGGCCACTTGTCTTGGTCTAGCCTCAGAAACCTCTATTTTAGGTTTTGTTTTTTTACCTGTCTCTTCAATAATCTGAGGAGCTTTATAATCTACTGAATAAGGATCACTATAAGCGCCAGCTTTTGTTTGAAATTGATCTAAACCCTCCTTCGTAGTTTTTGGACCCATTACTTCAAAACTTACATCTCCACTTCTTGTATCATAAATCATATCCACTTCATCACCGGATTCTAGCGTACCTCTTCTTACCACTTGACCATCCATCGTTGCCGCTGTTTTAGTAACGTCGTCTCCTTCATTCCAAAGTCGCTTAGCAAGAAACTGCACCCACTCAAGTCCTTTAATTTTTTCAATAACCGGACCTGTGTATTGTCCCACAGCTTTTGCTGCAGGTTTTGCAAGTTTAAAATATTTGCCAAGAATAGGAATCATTGATGCTGCAGCCACACCTTTTATAAATAATCTTTTACTTGGATCTTTGGGTCCTTTGGATCCTTTGGCTAAACCTACACGGCCGCCTTCGTTAAACATCGGTTGGTTTGCATCGAACTGTTCTTGTTGTGCTTTTGTAATTGTTTCAGGCGTTATAAATTCTTTACGTCTTTGATAATCATCATATGCAAATTTTGCACCTTCAGCACCTAAAGCTACCAAACCTAATGGTGATGCAACTCTTGCGACCTTTAATGCAAGAGGTGTTTTCATTCCTAAATTTAAAAGTTGTTGTACAACTTTTTGTGCAGATCTATTTTTCATTCCTTTCGTAGCACCTATACTTGCTTTGACAAGTTCTGGTGCAAGAGCCGCTTCTGCCTCTATACCTATTCTATCTGCGGTATTTTTTAGATCAGCTCCTAGTCCTACATTTAAACCTACCATGCCTGTGGGGCTTAAAGCTCCCGTTACAATTTTCCCTAAGCCTTTACCTAACATTCCTATCCCTTTTTTTAAAATTCCAGGCTCACCTTTAGTCATAAGTTTTGATCCAAACGTAGATCCTTGCAACGAATGAGCAGCTGCATTAGCAAATTTTTCGACAGGGCCTCCAACTTGTTTATACCCAATACCTTTAGTAGGAAAAGTTCCTTTAGGAACATTTGGTTGTAAGGTAACGCCTAACTCTTTTGCTTTTTTAATTATGTTTTTAACTTTAATATTATTAGCATCAGGATTTTTTTCAATAAAGGTTTCAGCCATCTTTTTAAAACCACCTTCACGATTATAAGGCCCTAAAATAAAATTTCTATTATAAGGAAGATCTTTTAATTTTCCTTTTTTAAAAATATCTCTTTGATGTTCTACTTCTACAATTCCTCTGTTTTTAATGTCATCTAATGTCGGTTTAACTTTTATAATATTTCCATCTTTAGATACCGTTGTAGAAAGTTTATCCATTAACGATTTATCTTTAAGAATTAAATCTGGATTTTGTCTTATTTTTAAATTTAAATCTCTATTATGTTTACGTTGTTCAAAATTAAGTGCTTGTTCTCGGTCCGTCATTTTTACCGGATCAGATGGATCAGCTTTTAGAACTCGTCTTTTACTTTTTCTTTCTGCCTTGGAAATAAGATCTTTTTCTTTTTTAATGGGATCTTCGGCTCTTTTTATTTTTTTTCTTTTTTGAACATTTCGATTGTATAAAACATCAAAACTTTCTCCTACGTCTGCTTTAACCAATTCTTTGGCTTTTTGAAAATTAGGTATGGTGCCTACTTCTCTTGCATTAATATTTACGGGTGGAGTGTAAGTAGTGTCTTGAATCATGTTTCTTACAATATCGACATAAAACTCTACAGGTTTCTGCATTGCGATGGTACTTCCGCGTTTATACCCGAGTCTTCCACCCTGGGCCATGAACCGTGGTTCAGATTTCTTGTCTATATTATTAAATACTTTTAGGTAATCTAGTATATTGTTTAAATTGTTCATTCGCCTAATAATCCTGGAAGACCACCAGAAGGCATTCTTACATTTTGATCGTCTTCACCGAGTAAATAATTTAAACCTCTACCGGCTCTGCCGCCTTGATTTAATGACTGCTTAATTTCCCAGCGGCTTTTGCTAGGAGCAGTCGGCACTTCACGCATAATTCTTTTAGCAGAAGATATTGAAGGATCTTCTCCCATGTACGGGTTGTTAGCTGTTAACAATTGTCTTGCATCTCTTAATCTATTTTCTTTTGCTAGTCGGTTATATTTTTTAGCAAGATTACTTCTAACACCCCCTTGCATAAGTTTTGATATTAGCCACTTAGGAAGACCTTGAACATATAAACTTCCAATATCCCCTATAATTCCTCCAACATTTGGAGGAGTAGATAGAATGGCTTTTTCAGTTTTTTCTCTTGTTCCATCGGCATAACCTACACGCGCGGTGCCGCCAGATGCCATACCACCTGGA